GCGGAACGACGCACATAGCAGCGGAGAAAACAGGGCGCAAATGCTACGGAATGGAATTAGACCCGAAATATTGCGATGTAATCGTAAAACGTTGGGAGGACTTCACAGGTAAAAAGGCGGAGTTATGGAAGCCCTAAAAGTGAACACACCGAACACCAAAAAAGAAGCTATGTTGGAAGCCCTCGAGAAGTCATTGGGCATCGTTTCCACCGCTTGCAAGATGGCGGGAATAGGTAGGACGACTCACTATCAATGGCTAAAGGATGATCCCGAATACAAGAAAGCCGTTCACGCGATTGAAGAAAGCGTCCTCGACTTCGCAGAATCCCACCTCTATAAACTCGTGAAGGAAGGCAACCCGGCGGCGACCATTTTCATGCTCAAGACCCGAGGCAAGAAACGCGGATATATCGAACGGCAAGAGATTGAAGTCCAAGAGAAGAAGCCGCTTTCATGGTTAGATGAAAAATGATTGAAATATTAGAGGAACATAATGCCATTTTAGTAGACGGATTTGAATCCGCTTTAATCGGATACACGAACGGAAATAGAATCGTAGCGGTTTACGACTATGATAAATGTGTAAGAGCATTACAGAAACAAAATAAATGGACATATGAAGAGGCGGTTGAGTGGATGGAGTTCAACGTGGTATATTCAGGTATGGGGGACGCTACCCCAATTTTCATAACCATAGATTGAAACTCCCCGCCACATATTACCACGTAAGGAATTCAAAGGCGAAGATTCAAGTCCACCAAGGCGGAACGCGATCAGGGAAAACGTACTCAATCCTCACGGCTTTAATCGAGCTATGTTACAAGAATACCGGACTCGTAATTACGATATGCCGTAAGACCTTCCCTGCCCTTCGAGCGACGGCGATGCGGGACTTCTTCGAGATACTCAATCGGGAAGAGATTTATAACGCCGACCTTCACAATAAATCGGATGCGACCTACCACCTCGACGGAAACCTCGTCGAATTTATTTCAATCGACCAGCCGCAAAAGGTACGGGGAAGGAAGCGGGACGTTCTCTTTGTCAATGAAGCGAACGAAATAAGCCTCGAAGATTGGCGGCAACTCCTCCTTAGAACAACCGGGAGAACCATAATCGACTACAACCCCTCAGACGAATTCCACTGGATCTATGACGAAGTTATCCCAAGAGAAGACGCCGACTTCTTCCAAACGACGTATAAAGACAACCCCTTCTTACCGCAGAGTGTTCTCGTGGAAATTGAGCGATTCCGAGAAGCGGACGAAAACTTCTGGAGGGTGTACGGCCTCGGAGAGCGGGGAGCATCCCGGGCGACTATCTTCACGCATTGGAAAGAAGTAGACCAGATACCCAACGAATTTAAACCCCTTCATTATGGAATTGATTTCGGATACACGAACGACCCGACGGCCATCGTCCGAACGTACACCGACGGACACGGGTTCGCCGTCGACGAAATATGCTACGCGTCACGCCTCACTAATAGCGATATATCAAAAGTCCTCCGAGATTCTGGAGTCCATAGATCGGATGTTATCATCTGTGATAGTGCTGAACCAAAGAGCATCGACGAGATACACGGCCACGGATTCAATACTCACGGAGCAAGAAAGGGAAGAGATTCGGTTAAGAATGGAATCCAGTTCCTCCACTCGAGACCGCTTCTTATCACGTCTCGGAGCGTGAACCTTATCAAAGAACTCCGCAACTACAAATGGAAGGAGGATAAGAACGGCAAGCAGTTGAATGAACCCGTCGACGAGTTTAACCACGCTATCGACGCGATGCGCTACGCGATCACGTTCAACCAAACGAACCCGAACTTCGGTTCTTACGCTATCGGGTAAAATACGGGCGACCCGTAAAATTCCCGTAAACACGCAAATTCCACGCACGATTCACGCAAACCGTTTTTGTAAGGAAACCCACGAACTTTAGTTAATAAGACAATGGAACTACGCCTCCCGCATAAATGGTCAGACCTCACGCTCGCAGAGCTTCAGGTTATTATGACCAGCGAAAACCCACTCGAACGGATTTCCGTTTGCACAGGGAAAAGCGTTGACCAATTGCGCACGCTGCCTCAGAAGCTAATAGAAGCCGCTACAGAGCATTTAAACGGTTTAATGAACCAAGAGACGGCACGCTTCGAGAAAGTCGTTCAAATGGACGGAAAACGCTTCGGATTCATTCCCGATTGGGACGCCTTCACCGCGGGTGAATGGATCGACCTCGAAACGTACCTCGAAGATTTCTGGAAGAACGCCCACAAGGTTATGAGCGTACTCTTCCGGGAAGTAACGTACGAAATCGGGGACAAGTACGAAATCAAGAAGTACACTGCCAAAGAAGACGCTTCCATCTTTGAAGAGATGCCCGCCGACCTCGTATCGGGTACGCTGCTTTTTTTTTGGACTACCAGAAACAAACTGTTACACGATATGAAGTCCTCTTTACTGGAGGTAGCGGCGGAAGCGATCCGGTCGGCGAAAAATGGGGGTGGTATCACGTCCTCTATGCCCTCGCAGGCGAAGACCTTCTCAAGATGGACTCAATTACTTCGCTTCCCGTTCAAGTCGTATTTCAACACCTCGCGTATTTAAAAGATAAACTCGCACATGATCACGTTCAATAACATAGTAGAACGCTTCGAGATTTTCGCGGAGAATCACTTCTTCATCAAGACCTTTTCCTTCGGTTCTCCCGATGATGTAGACCTCTCGAAATTCACTTCGTTTCCGCTTATGCACCTCGTATATACGGGGGCGACATACGACGCCGGGACGAAGACCTACAACCTCGAGGTTTATATCCTCGACGCTCCCGCCGATAAAGACGGGAAGACGATTCGCCAAAAGGAAGTCGTTTCGGACGCTGAACAATGTGCAGAGGATATTATTGCCGACATTAAGAACGGAGGGAATATCTTCCTCTTTGCACAAGATTACGAGGTCGTAAACGCCACGACGACGCCCCTCGAAGAAGAGACGAAGAACGTGCTCTCCGGCGTGCTCTTGGACTTGTCCGTAGCTATCCCGTACGAGTGGGACGCTTGTAACGCTCCAATTGATGGGGTAACTCCTGAAGGCGGCGACGAAATCAGCTACGCCCGAAGGGGTATCCTTCGTATGGTTACCCAAAACGGAGCGACCGACGTTCTTTCGGTGCGAACGATTAAGGTAAGTAACGGTACGCTTACCGACGAGGGAGACGGCGTTGTTAGCCTCGATACAGCCGGGGCGGAATCCCTTAACGAACTTACCGACGTAACAATCACAAGCCTCACCCCGAGTCAATTCTTACAATACAACGGGATTTCTGGCTTTTGGGAAAACGAAACCCTTTACCTCGCTACGCTTGCAGATACCAAAGGCACACCAACCGAAGGGCAGCTCTTGAAATATACGGGGGGATTTTGGCAACCCGCCGATATTGGTCTCAACGATTTAGACGGGGTAACGATTACAAGCCCGATCACGGGCAACGTTCTGAAATACGATTCCAATTTAGGTTGGTATAACACGAACATTCCCGCACCCTCACCGCCTCCAAGTACGACCGACCAACTCCCGGAGGGGACTACCAATCTCTACTATACAGAAGCCCGGGTAAGTGCGAATTCTGACGTATCCGCGAATACGGCAAAGGTGGGGATTACGGCTCAACAAGCCGCCGACATCCTCAACAATAACGCGAAGGTCTCTCTCATTGCAGGAGGTACGACGGGGCAAGCCCTCGTAAAAACGAGCGGAACGGATTACGACGTCGAATGGGCGGATATTTCAATCGACGTTCAATACCACAACCGATACGCCACGGAATCGGAGACGCTACGAGCGGGAGCGACAGCGACCACGGAACTCTATTATTCGGCACAAGCCGACGGGGACGGACTCGCGGAGAGTGCTTCGAGCGATACCCCCGCAGCGGGTTACGACATCCGAAGGAAACTCTACTATTCGGAAGCGGGCTTCGCCGATCCTGACACGGGGACGTGGACGCAGTTTACAGCCATCGCCGATAACACGACATTCAACAACGCGAAAGCGGCTTTGCTTGCTTACCTGAAGGAACGCACGGGCGGCACTGTACCGATTAGTTTGAAAATGACGTGGGAGGAGGTGAGCCAAACGGCGTACTTACTTGACCAATCGTATGGCAGCGGTGCGGAAGCGGCGTACTCGACGCGGCAACTTCGAAACGCGGCGACGGATTGTATGGTCATTCGCAGGGCATCGGATTCGACGACTACCACGATAGGCTTCGACGGTTCAGGCAACATCGACGAGAGCGCGATTACGACGTTTTGCACGGGTACGACGTGTACCGTGGTAACGTGGAAAGACCAAAGCGGAAACGGGAACGATGCGACGGCGGCAGCACCTGCAAACGAGCCGACGATTTACACGGGTGGGGCGTTGGTAAAGGAAGGCGGAAAAGTGGCGGTAGAAACCACTGGCACACAAAAGCTATCAACCTCGACGGCTTTAACACAACCGTTTTCAGCTTTTACTACGGCCTCGGTAGACATTGCATCATTGATAACATATGACGCGCTTTGGGGCGATTATTCTGGAACAAATCGCGGTATACAGTACCGTGTCGTCGGCAGAGTAGGGATGTATTTCGGTACAGTGCTGCAAAGCAGCTTCTATTCAATGGAAAGCAGTCGCGAAATTTATACGGCGATAGTTAATGGAGCTTCATCTTTGATAGATGTTAGTGGTACTAATGTAGCTTCGGGAAATACAGGAAGCGGCAACATTAATAACACGGGACTGTTTGGGTATTCAACTTATTTAGCCGAAGGCAAATACTCTGAATTTTTATTCTTTGATTCGGCAAAATCGAGTAATGACCAAGACAGCATCGAAGAAAACATAGGCGATTACTTCACCCAAAACACGCCACTTCTCGACACGTACAGCGGGGCGGCGGCTGCTTATTCCTTGCGGCTTTTGGACTCGACGTATACAGGGAGCGCGGTAGAAGTTTACAACGGCTCGAGTTATGCGGACATCGGGTTCAACGTCTTCGGCGAGTTGGATACGGTTGCACTTGCTGCGCATTGCGGTTCGAATAACGGGTTCGTCTCGAAGTGGTACGACCAAGCGGGTTCGAACGACGCTACGCAAGCGACTACGGCGAATATGCCGAAGATTTACGACGGGTCGACGGGCGTAATAACGGAGAACGGGAAACCTGCGGTGCAGTTCGATGGTTCAAATGATTACTTTGATTTAACAGGATTCACAGTATCGGCAAGCAATTACAGCTTACACGCAGTAACAAAAAACAGCGCGACCGATTCTTTTTTGTTTGACTCAGATAGTGGGCGATTAGTTTTTGACGGGCGCGGCGGTACTCGTGGCGTGTATTTCGACGGTAGTTGGCGGGGAACGATGCACAGCGGAAGTTCGCAACAACTGCAAAGCATCTATGCAATCGCACCGAGTAATGGACAATCTTACGTTGATGGTTCGCAAATCAACACGGGCTTGACATATACTCAAACAGCTATTGGTGGGTCAACAACTCTTGGCAGTGAAAAATCAGGCAGTATTCTACATTTTAATGGCAACATACAAGAATTTGTTCTATACCCCTCCGACCAATCCAGCAACCGCGCGAACATCGAGGACAACATTGCAACCTTCTACGACATAACAATATGAACGGATATATCATCGTACTTCCAACCGCCACGCAGACAAGCGAAGCACGGGCAAAGCAAATCACGCGAGAACTCTACAACATCTCGCGTCCCGTT